CGCCACACGATAATGGTTTGTCTGGTGAATAAATCACCTTACTAGGCCCAAGTATCTCGACCTCATGAGCGTATGTGTTTGTCTTGTATGTCTTGACTGTAATCGTGGGTTCACGTTCACCTGTCTTTTGATTCCTACGAATCACATGCATATTTACATGAATTTTCTTTTTCATAATTACTCCACTATATGGCTAAAGTTCTTTACCTTCTCAAATCGTATTGTATTTCTAAATTTGTCAACCAGTTGATCTTGTTTGTGGCTGATCACAAATACATTCTCATCACCAAGTGTATTTAGAATCTTTAGGAACTCGTCTGTTCCTGTGCCGTCAAGTGAGCTGTCAAATATCTCATCCAGAATGAGCAGATTGGTATTGGTACTGTTCTTCATCTTTGCAACCGCTCTCCATGTGAACAGCAGTGCAAGATCAATACGCATTTTCTCACCTTCACTAAATGATGTATATGAAAAGTCATCACGGTAGCGAGACTTGATTGTTTCCTCGAAACTCTCATCCAGTGTGAAGTTAACATAAAATTCCATTGACGTTAGATAGGTATTGATCAGCTTATTCATGATAGGAAGATACTGCTTAATAATCTTGGTTTTAATACCAGCATCAGTCAACATACTTCTAGAGGCCTCAGCATAGGTCTTCTCTTCTCTCAAATTAGACTTTGCCTTCAGCAGATCATCAAGGGATACTTTCAATTCATCAACTTCCTTGATATCATTGTCCTCTACATTACCTGTTTCTAGGTGATCAATTTCAGATTTCAATTTAGCGTTGAACTTGATAAGCTCTTCCATTGAACTGTTTTCTTTTGCAATCTCAACATTGTTTGATTGAATGTTTTTATTCACCTCATTAATGATATTGATTTTTGTTTCAGTTGCGTTCAACTCATCCACAAGCTCTTTCATACCAGAAACTATTTTTTCAGCTTTTGAATTTTCTTTAGAGATCATAGTAGATTTAAAAACTTCATCAATATGTTGTTGACAGGTTGGACAATCTTCATTTTTTTCAAAGAATCCAACAAGTCTACTGTGCGCCCTATGTTTTTCTTTGAGTTGGGATTGAATGTCTTTCAGCTTGGTAAACTTCTTCTCAACCTTTGATGCGTTAGATATCTTCTCATGCATACATTCAATGTCATCTTGAAGGTCAACAATCTTTCGTTTCTTCTTGAAAATCTCTTCTTCATTACCAGAAATGAGAATTGTCTTTTCAGTTAATAATTTTCGCTTGTTTTCTTTAAGGTCTTCAATATACCTTTCTTTCAGAATAACCTTCTGTTCTGCTAAATTATACTTGTAATCAATTTCCCTATAATCTTCATCAATGGTTTTCAACCTCTGTTTCAGAAGCATATTCATCAAAGAGAAAATCTGGATATCCAAAATCTCTTCAACAACCTCACGCCTATGTCTGGCCTTCAGTTGCATGAAAGGAACAAATGTAGACGAACCAAGAATGACAACCTGTGTGAAACTACGATAGTTCAACTTTAGGATTTGTTGTTCTAGATATTTCTGGTAGTCTCTGGCATTTGCATCTTGGTTGTACATTTTACCATTGATGTAAATCTCAAACACATTTGGTTTGATGCCACGAATAACCTTAATATTCTTTGATCCAATAGAAAACTCTACCTCAACCAACGCAGCAGAACCATTAATGGTATTAACTAGCTGCGTCTTATTGATATTACGAAACGCCTTACCAAACAAACCAAAACAAAGGGCATCAAGAATCGTAGACTTACCAGCACCATTCTCACCAATAATTAAATTAGTGGAATCTTTGTTAAGTTCTATTTCTGTGAAGTTGTTACCTGTTGATAAAAAGTTTTTCCATCTCACCGTCTTAAATATAATCAAATTTCCAAATCCTGTGCTTCAGTATATAGAGTTCTCATTGTATTTTTGAGTCTACTTTTACTTAGGGTAACATCCAGATCATCAATGTAACGTTCAAGCAGGGTCATCGTGTCTTCGGTATTCTCAACGATATCATCAGAGACATTGTTAGCGTCCAGTTCAGAGAAGTCCTCAATGATCTTGACCTCGTAACAATCAGCTTGCAGCAACTTATCTACAAACTGATCAAACTGATAAAGGTCTTTCTTATTGACTACTACCAGTTTCACATACTTATCTTTGTATGATGATATATCAAAATTGATATCTTGACTGTCATCATAGAAAATCTTAGAGTAGATACTAAGAGGGTTTACAATGCGTTCTAGCTCTCTCTTCTCTGTATCAAACACATGAAACCCCTTCGGATCATTCCAATCATTCCAATAAATTTCATATGGCGTACCAAGATAGAACACTTGACCGTCATCTGATTTATGATGGTAATGGCCACTCATCACCATATCAAATCTTTTGAATTCTTGTCTGTCCCAACCATGATCCATAACCATACCCTTCTGCATCTCAAAACCATTTAACTCTAAATGACCCATGCATATCTGAGCATCAGATGTTTTTAACATCTTCATTGTGTGGGAAGTATTGTCTGCATTGATCCAAGGCACAAATAGAATCTTGCACCCATCAAAATCTACTTCGGTTGCATTCTCATAAACGGTAATACCTTCATATCTACCGTCCACAAGTTCCTGTAATGAGTTTACAGCGTTGGTGTTCTTATAAAAGGTATCGTGGTTCCCGACAAGCATGTGAAAGTTTATTCCTTCAAACTTATCAATAAATCGCTCACGAAAATCTTTCGCAATACGATAAGACACATATTTTCTTCTATCCATCACATCGCCGAGATGAACAACATCAGTTATGTTGTGTTCCTTTAGATATGGAAAAAACTGATTCTCATAAAACTCGAAAAAGTATTCATTGAAATTTAGATTATCATTCCTTGCACCAAAATGAGTATCCGTAATTAGAGCTATTTTCAATCTTTTGTCTCCATGAAAATCTCAAGACCTTTTGCCTTGACAGTTTCTTTTTTCTTTGGTTTGTACACATCCTCATCAGGGAGCATATTGTTCATTAATGTTTCATCAATATTGTAAACTGTATTATCACCTTCCATAGTAGTGTAGGCTTCATAATGTTGTTTCTCTATAGATTGATTCTTAATATGAACTTGTTTTTTCTCAGACTGTATTCTACGCAAAAATGCATAGTAAATTATTTGAGTGAAATATGCAAAAGGGTTCTTTGATTTTTCTGGGTCAAAATTGTATGCGTATTGCAAGCAGTTTTGAATGCCGTCAGAAATCATTTCGTCTCTATATGAATAATTAATAAAATTAGGACGATACGATAGGTGTGTTGCAATTTTCAAAAAACACTCACCAATATAATTGGTCAGGGGTGGATTTATTTCACCTTCTTCTTCAGCCTCTTTGCACTTGTCTCTCCATTCTGACATTGCTGCCAAAAATTTCTTATTATCAACATAATGCACACTTTTCTTTTTTGCCATGTGAACTCCTTTAATCTATAGTTGATAATACCAGAACAGGTAAGTAAAGTCAATACTCCTTTATTTTTAAAAAAAAGGTCATTGACAGATCGAAAAAAACAGTGTATATTAAGCTTGTAGTCAGTTCAGTGAATAGTTTTGATATTCATTAGCTCTTCTATAGATTCTTCAATTTCAATATCATCTAATTCTTTATCAGTTGCATCTGCTATGAATTCCCCATGGGGTTCTTCATTAAATTCAAATTGGTTTATGCAATGATTATAATATTTAATTAAACCAGATGATGCTGGGGCTGTCATAATTACGTTTTGAGTATTGATATCAATATACTCTTCTTCTGACATAGGATGAACCCACGGAGTCAAACTTAGTGATTCAGCTGGTCCATTTTTAGTCATTTTTGATATTACATGTAATTTAAGTGGGAAGCTTATTTGAAGTGGTTTATTAAAATCGAACAAATCATCATTATCGAATATGCTTCCAACGATACTTTCACCATTGGAGAATTTAAAGACTCTGATTGTTTCATTCATAGTTTTATCCTATCTATTTTAAATTGAAACCTTTGTTCCTTATAGATATTTATACGTTCTCTAAAATGTCTCAACGTAAAATTAAGTTTGGAATCGATGGATAGATCATCGGAGATATCAAAGACTTTGAGACTTTGGCTTTTGTCTCCAAGTCGCAAACCACGCCCAAGGGATTGGAGCACTCTGATTTTGCTTTTTGAGGGACTGGCGAACACGATGTTATTAACATTCCTAATATTAATACCAGTACTAAAAGTACCATAGCTGGCCACGATGATTGCTCCATGTTCTTTCTCTACTATTTCTCTAATCTGTTCTCTAGTGTCTGTATTAACACCACCATAGACAAAAAATACTTTCCTGTCCTTGTATTTATCTTTTATTAG